CGGTTGTCAGAAAAAGTAAAAGGGTATGGAGCTAAAAAAAATATCTGTTTATATTATAACCGCAAATTCATTTTGTACACAAATCTAAAACAATTTGTACAAAAATTTCAGTAGTTCATCACAATTACCTCTGTTTGCTTGCGGCGGCTTGTTTTTGAGGCCGAGATAGTGCGCTCTACTTCCACCTGGCGCCAGCCATACTGCAGCACGTATTCGTTCAGCACCGCGTGAGGGAACATGGTCAGCATGAATTTTCCCTTAACGGTTGAAAGCAGTTGTAGCAGCTCCTCAAAGTCCTGCAGGTTAAATGTGCCCGAATAATGTCCGCAGTCGCTGTTGATGTAGGGCGGATCGACAAAGTGAAACGTCTCCTCCGTATCGCGGCTGGCGATGATGCGCAGCGCCCCGGTGCATTCAATCTGTGTGTTTTCAATGCGCTTCGAAAGGTCTTCCGTAAACAACTCTTTAGCCCCGCCCAGCTTTTTGGCTATCGAATTGCTGGTTTTGTCGTACCCAAAAGTGCCGTCGAGCTTGCTGGCAAAGCCCATTTTACTTTTTACCCACAGCGCCCAGGCACGGGTCACCGGGTCGAAAAACTGCGGGAAATCGTAAACCACGCAGGCAAAATCGAACATTTCGCGGCTGTGTAGCGTGTTTTTAATCATCGCTTTAAGCTCGTTAAAACGGCTTTTAAGCACCCTGTAAAAGTTGATTAAATTGCCGTTAATGTCGTTCAGTACTTCAACGGCTGCCGGTTCTTTTGCCCAGTAGAGCGCTGCCCCGCCGGCAAAGCTTTCGGTGTAAACCACATGCGGTGGAACAAGCGGCAAAATGTGCTTCAACATGGTTTGTTTCCCTCCGTAATAACTCACAGGCGTTTTCATTGTTTTATTTTTTTGATAAATTTGCAATCTCACCACGTAAAAAATGCGGCCCGGTACAACAGAAGGCATATTGCCCCCGGTTGTGCGCCGAGCCGCATTTTTGTTCGTACGTGGTGAGATACTACGAACAGCCGGGGGCTACTTTTCCCCGAAAAGCCGCCTCAAAAATCCTTTTTTCTTTTCGGCTACCTTAACGCTGTCGGGCGGGGTGGACACGTCGAGGCGGTTGTCGATGTCGAGGGCAATGGTGCTGCCGTCTTTTGGCTTCATCTTTCCGAAATCGTTTTGAATGGCGTATTTCGGGTCTTTTGCGAGCGCTTCGATTAGCTGGTTCTGCTGTTCAACTAATTGCTGCATCATGCGGTTTTGGGCTTCATAAACTGGCCTCACGAATTTTGCCTGGTAAAACCAAAAGCCTACGGCCATCACCAGCGCGGTTCCAATTACCAGTACCCGGTTTTCCAATTGATTTGACCAGTTCATCCCTTCCCTCCTTTTGCCTGTTCGCGCCACCAGGCGGTGTAATACATATAGAAGGCCAGAACGAAGGTGCAGGTGGCCACACCGCCACGCATGTCGGTAAACAGTTCGGCCAGCGACACCACCACGAAGAACAACAACAGCCCGGTATTTCCCACGCTGGATTTGAGCACCAGGGCGTAATAGCGCCCGAAAAATTTCATCATGCTTTTCATATCATTTATTTTTTTGTGAATAATTCCCGTACAATTCAACAAATTCGTGTGGCGTGACGCAGTAATCGGCAAGGGCGGCGATGCTCTTTTTGCTGCGTATTTTGCGGTACACGCCGTCGCCTTCGCGCGAACCCGCGCCGTTGGTGTTGCCCTCGATGGTGTAGTAGTTGTTGGCATCTTCGCCTACTATCAGGAAAATATGGCCCAGCCGCCCGAGGTTCTGATAATAGAGCGCCCCCACCATTCCGGGGCGGGCTTCCACATGCCGGGCGCCGAATTCGCGTTTCCAAACCACGTTTGTTTTGAACCAATCGACCACCCGCGCCGAGCGCGGGGCGGGAACATCGGCTTTCTGGTGAATGTAGGCCTGGAATGCCGCGCACCACGGGTAACCTTCATCCAGACCGGTTACACGCAGATAGCGGCGCACCCACACGCCGTCGTTGCCGCCGGTGGCCTCGCGCACGTTCAGGTGCTTTTCGGCCTCGGCTATGAGGTTGGCGCTGGCTGCTTCGCGTATCTTTTCGGCTCTTACAGGCCGTTGAGAATGAGCGCGAAAACAAACAGAAAGGCTGAGAACAAGGCAGAGGCATAGATAAGCCGCTGCTTTCCGCTTAATTCGTACCATGCTGATTTTGCATTATTGAATGACAAATCGAAATACCGGTACATCACCGGAAACATAAACAGGAACACTATCCTGACAAACCCCAGGGCTACAAGGAACAGCAGGAAGGCGACGAACACCTTGCCAAACATTTCCCACGTGAAGGTGTACAGGCCGAGCCATCCGGCCACGGCATTGTAGGCTACCAGCAGCGCCACGGCCACCGGTATAGTAATCAATTCGAAATACTTTTTCATTTTTCTATCCTTTTATGAAAATTTGTAATACTCCCACAATCAACCCGGCAATGCCGCCGGATATGCCGCCAATTAACAGCAGAAATTTCACCACGGCTTTCCGCGACAATTCCTTTTCTTCGAGCGACTTTACCCGCCCGATGACCGGGCAGTTGACCACATGCAGTAATTCTTCCCTTTTCACGGTTTCCATCTCATTTTCGAGCGAGGTTACCCGCCCGTTTGTTTTGGTGGTTTGTTCCTTAATCTGAATTAAGTTGGTGTGAATTACGTTAAACCGGCCTTTCATTTCCTCGGTATGTCCCGAAAGAATGTCGGTGAGCATTTGCCTGATTTCGGCACGATCTGTTGTCGTCATCTTCTATTCGTTTTATCGGTTCACTGAACCGGGTTCGTTAATAATTTTCCTTACACACCATCAGTGCTGCATTAATGCGGCTCAACCTCCTTTTGCCGGGTTCGTCCGCTTGTTCATATTGCTGAACAATCTGCTGCATTTCGGCGGTTTGCAGTTTGCGTATTACCTCAATGGCCTTTTGCAGCCCCGACCCGTACAAACACAAATCGTACAGCGGTATTTTCTCCCGGTCGCCCTCGGGCTTCTGGTAGCGCTGAAGTATTCGTATAATGCGGTCGGTTTCCATGGTTACCAGTTTATGTAAGCTAATCCGTTTCCTGAGTTGTATAATTCGGTAACTTCTGAGGCTGAAAGCGCTTTTCCCCACAGGCACGCCCACCGCTCGCGTAATGTTAATTTTGCTTCCATTTTATTTCAATTTATTATTTTTATCAACTTATTATTTTTATCAACCTCAGAAACCCGTCTATCAGGGTTTGTGCTTCGAGCCGTAATGTTGTAGCCTGTATCATTTCGTTTTCATTCTTTAATTAAGCTCCTAAAACTGTCCAGCCTTTTGCCTGCGCTATAGAAGGAGTACAGGAGGAAAATCCAGGATTATAGTTAACTCTTATTTGTTGACCATCAGAAACAACAGGTAGTAATCCGAAAATTCTGTCAATTTCACTCGAACTCATATTTCCATCCAAAATAATTCGAGGGTTATTCTGGCTTATGTAAGTAGAATTTGCCCAATCAATATCGACTGATTCAAGTTTTCCACCTACAGCCCCAAGCTGAACAGATTCCGCCCGAAGACCAGGACAATTAACTGTTTTCAAAACAATAGATTGACATCTGAATAGAGTGACCGGCGTATTTGTCAAACATGTGCCTGAAATCTTTTCAATACTATTGAATGTACCCGGTTGAATAGCGTTTGAACTTGATAAAATTTCTGGCAATATCAATTCTTTAAATTTCAAACTGCCTGATGATAATTCTGGAACAACACAAATATTAATTCCACTTGCCGAATTCCACATTTTTAAATATTCTAACGATGGAGTTGTTGTTGCAACTGTTGGTGGACTCTGATAAACATTAATATCGCCTCTAAGTGTCACCTCCTTTAATTTTATACAACCAACAATCGCATTATTAAAACTTAATGATGATGTTTTCAATTTAAAATTAGGAGAGATAAACTTCTCAACATTTGGGCTATTTTGTAAAAACCCAGTCGATACAACAACGGCTGAGTTTTCTTCCACATCAAAATCACAAACAATTTCTTTCGCAAGCCCTACTGTATTCATCATGTTTGTAAACACTGTGCATTTAGGCACATACATTTTCATATTTACATATCTTAAATATTGAGTAGTATGTATAAAACTTTGCAATGAAGTTACTTTAGGCAACAAACAATTGTTCATGTTTAAAGTTTTTATTCCGGCTCCAAAAAACATATAAGCAAGAGTTGTTGCTTCAGCCATGCTTTCAGGAAATACAAACGAACCAACATCTGTGTAAGAAAAGGAATAAGAGCAATTTGTAACAACATCTAATGTGCTCAAAAATTTACATGCTTTTAGAAATCTTACATTTCGAAACATATCCTGCATCGAAGCGAGATGCGGAGTATTAAACGAAGCAGATAAAATTGGATAATTAACCTCGTAACCACTGAACATGTTTCTCTTAAATGCTGTTATATTTTGACCGGATTGTGGAAATATTCTTACAATAAAATATTCAAGATTTATGCCCGGAAAAGAATAATCAAACAATCCGTTTGAAGCTAAATTCTGTGAATATATGATGTTATTATTTGAATTATATATTTCAACGACGTGGTCTCCTTTAACATTGAATCGAATTCTTCCAAGTCCTTCGTTTGAACACAGAAGGACAATTTCATCTGTTCCCGGCTCAGGTACTGTTATCGGTTCAACAAACGTTCCATCATCTATTTTTTCATACCCCGCAGCAGGGCAAATCAGTTCCGGTGTATAACCCACTGCGGGGCAAACAATGTCCATCAACTCCTGATCAAATTTCAGTTTTCCTACCTGTATATAATGACTTCCCATAAGGCCTCCCCAACCCTCCCACGGAAGGGCTTTATTTTTAGTTAATATTTAAAATTTTACTTCTCATTTTTATTTTTTCCCTCTCTTTTCCTCCCCTTCGGGGAGGTCAGGAGGGGCTTATACATATTCGCCGTAGAGCGAGACCAGGCCCGCGGCGGTGGCGGTAATGGTTAATTTCGTGTAGCGCGGCAAAGTGGTGTTCAGGGCAATGTCTAATGTGGCGTCGCTGGTTTCGCTCACCTGCGAGGTGAATTTCATGTCGTAAGGCACGTTGTACACAAACTCGTCGCCGGCCTCTTCAAAATCGAGGTGCAACTCCGGTAAATCAGCACCAGTTCCGCCGCCGCCATCTTCACCATCGTCGCCTAAGTACTTCACCCATGTTGCCCCGGTAAAATCACCGGACACAGGCGGCGTAAGCGGAGCGGTAACGTGTATTTCAGCACGGTATTTCAGCAAATCCGTTGGCGTAAGCGAAAAACCTGTCCCAGCATTATCCGTGGCATAGGCCACGTACACGTAAGCATCAGCGCCATCGGCTCCGGGTGTTCCAGGTGCGCCATCTTCGCCATCGGCTCCTGCGGGGCCGGTTGCGCCGGTTGCGCCAGGTTCTCCCTGCGGGCCTTGCGGACCGGTGAGGGTTGAAAGCGCCACGAGGTTTGTCCAGCTTTCGTCGCCCACGTAGCGCCAAACAATGTAGCCGCCCGAGGTGCTGAGTTCCACTTCGCGGCCATCGTCGCCGTCGAGCACCGTTACCCAGGTGTTGTCTTTTCGGGCGTATTTGCTGCCATCGGCGGGCGCATCGGAAAATGGTTTCACATTTCCCCAAAGCATACTGGCATGTCTCATATTGCGTCCTCCTCTCCTGCTGAAATGTTACCTAATTTGTACCACAAATAACCTGTGGCCGTTTCGTTCACGTAATCCACCTTCACCTCCTGGTGCGTGGGCAGCGCGACAATGGTGCAGGCGGTGCTTTCGGCGGTCATGTCGAGCTTCGCGTAGATGAAATACCCGTCTTTTGTGGGCAGTTCAATGGTGGTGGCGGCAATATTCCATGTGCGGGTTGGGTCGTACACTTCATCGTTGCTGCGCAGGTTGTCGATGGCGGCGCGCTGCATGGTGTAAGGCCTCCAGTTGGTGATTGAAATTGTGCCGGCGGTGACGGAAATTTTGTCTTCATCGCCGTCAACATTGCATTCAACCAGCGCACCTTTCAGAAAGAATTGCGGTACTCCGGCATCGTAGGCCAGCATGCGCGGGTCGATGCTTTCGGAGCGGACGAGCAGGTCGGCGCGCAGCTTTTCATCTTTCGGGTCGATAATCTTGTTTTCCACTTCTTTCACCGACACGGTGCTGCGGCGCTGGTCGGCCACATCGGAAATGGCTACCTTCTCGACCACCGTTTCCACCTGTTTTACCCGTTTTTCAAGCAGTTGCCGGTTACTGATGCGCACCATGTCGCTCAGGAAGATGGTTCCGGCGCCGGTGTAAAGGTTGCGGGTGATTTCGGTTACACGCAGCAGTTCGTTCACAAAGTCGGCGTCGGTCACCTGCACACGGTCGCCGGCGCGAAGCGTGGCAGCAAAGCCGGGCTCGGTTTCTACTGAAAAAGTTGTTTTGGGCGAATACCAGTAATCGAGGTACTCCTGAGCACGGGCGGCCAGGCGCGTTTCGGCGTCGTCGATGTAGCTCTGCGGCAGGTTGATGTCGATGAGCACATACTCGTCGCCCGCCTGCGGATAGAGCGTGGCGTTGGGATAACGCACATCGTTCACCTCGGTGAGCGGTATCAGCGAAAAGGTTTTGGTGGCATGGTTGTATTTTTCAATTTCGAATTCGAACCCGGCGAGGTCGCCGCTGTTGAAATGAATTTTTGGCGAAGTTCCGGGAATGAGGTAAACCGTTCCGAATTCGTCGGATTCATTCAGGTCGAAAGGCATGAGCGAATCTTCCACCTCGAATTTCTCGCGTTCGGGGTACACGTCGGGGTCGTCGCTGGGCGTGTAGGTGTAGCCGCTCACGGTTCCGGTGCGTTCGGGGAAAATGTCGTCCCAAACTTTGGTGGCCTCGCGTATAACCGAATAGAACGGTTTTACCAGGGGTTGCGTGGCCGGTTGCAGGCGGTTGCAGCCGTAGGTTGACGGCAGGTTTTTTTCCGCGCCGTAGGCATACAGGTGGGTCATCATCTTGTCGCGGGTGGTCGAAATGCGGTTAATGGTGTACATGCCGTTTCCCTTGCCGTAGCCGAGCGACAGGCTGGTTTCCACGCCCACCTTTTCCACCACATTGATATAGATAACCCCTTCGGCGACGTGATAATTCCATTCCAACTCGTAATCTTCGGCAATGCGGGTAAGCACATCGAAACAGCTTTCGTTGCTGAACTGGTGGTTTTTGAAAATAGTACTTTCCACGGTTCCTGCGGCAAACAGGCCGGGAAACTGCCGTCCGGCATTTGCCACCACGGCGTCAACAATGCCCTGCATGGTGGTGTGCAGGTAGGTTTCGGCGTAGCCGTTCAGGCGGAACTGAATGTCTTTCAGCTTAAAAAATTCGTGCTGAAAGGTGAGGCGGAAGATGAACTTGTTGCTGCCGTATTTTTTCCGTTCGGGGTACTCAAACGAGATGTACTTTTCACTGCCGAGCATGATGTAGTCGTCGCGTCCAAGGGCGTTGTTGGTGGTGGCTTCCAGGTCGAAAGTCACCTGGTCGTCGCCCATGAGGCGCTGGCTGAGTTTGGCGTCTTTACGGAAGTTGTACACGCCGCGCACCCCGCCCAGGGTGTCGTAAATGGTAATGGGCAGGCTTTCGTCGTCGCCGGGCACGGTGAGGGTGAGGCTGAAAAATCCCACCTGGAGGGCGCTGAGGTACGACGATTTACGTGCGATTTCAACGGGGCGCTGCACAAATACGTCGGCAATGGCGGTGGCGTTGTATTTCAGGGCGCGAAGCCCCGGCGCCGTAATGGCGTCGTAGAAATTGGCCACGGCAGCGCAAAAATTCTCGTAACCGGTAAAATCGTCATCGGCACGGGCGGCAATCCAGCAATGCAAAACAATGTCGCGCTCGCGGTAGCGGGCTTCGCTGTCGGCCTGCCAGTAGTCGGGGCCGTCGGCATCGGGCCAGTCGTGCGGCTCAATGGCCAGCCGGGGCATGTCGAGCAGCCCGGCCACGCGGCGGACGCCCACGCCGTAGGTTTTCAAATCAATATTGTCAAGATACCAGCTCATCTTCTATCAGGTGAAAAGTGATGGTTATTTCGGCCAGTTTTTCGCGCATCCAGGTGCGTGCAGAAAAGCCGTCGGCAGCCACGGCAGTGAACAGGATGTTCCGTTCGGTAACGTCAACCAGGTGTTTTAACTGGCTTTTAAGCAGTGTTTCAACACCTTTTGAAGCGGCCACCAAAGCCGCTGTGGTGGCAAATTTACCCCGTACCACCGCTGTGATTTTTCGCCCGCGGAACACGATTTCGGCTGCCGAAGTACCGGCAACTGAAAGCACGGTTTTTCGTGCGGGAAGGTCGTGGCGGTTTTCAAGCTTAACCAGCCGGAAACCCAGGGTTTCGATATCGGTTCCGTCGATGGTCATTTTATTGTTTTCAAAAAGTCAATAATACTTTTTTCTTCGCGTTCCTCTTCGTTGCCCGATGGCTGGCCGATGCGCCCCGATGCGCTGATAAGCTGCATCACCTGCTGCCCCTCGGGGAAGTGGCTGCAAAGGCTTTCGGCCGTAAGGTCGCTGGCGGTGAACGGCACAATGCTGTTAATGTTCACATCGCTTTTCATGTCGAGCGTGAGGACTTCCGGCACTTCAATAAGGGTGTTGCCAATACCGCGCGCCTGGAGGTTCTTCCACGAGCAGGTGTCCATGCCGCGGTTGAGTTCGGGCGTCCAGAGGCGGAACCCCACGTTGCGGAACTGCTCGATGGCCTGGCGGTGAATGAGCCGCCCCAGCCCGAGCACCTTGTCGGTTTTCCAGGTAGCGGTGGCGCCGGTGTTCACATCGACAAACCACACACTTTCGGGCGTAATCTGCATGGTTTTCTTTTCCATCCAGGGCTCCACCAGGTCGAGGTAGGCGTTGGACAGCAGGTCGTCGGAGCCGACTTCGAGAATGTAGTCGAAATCGAACTGCTGCATGATGTAGCGCAGCCCGGCATTTTTTTTGGCGCCCAGTGGCCGGTTTTCAAAAAATATGGAATGGAAGCCATAGCGGTCAATCTGCGCGGCGGCTTCGGGTTCCGACACGATAAAAAACGGGGTGATACAAAAGCGCTCCGGGTTGTAATTTTGCAGGCGTTGTAAACCCTGCAAACAAATTTCGAATACTTCGGGGCGGCGCCACACGGGCGTAAAAGTGATAATTTTAATCATAATCTTTCCTTTAAGATTCGGTTTGTTTCGGTAATGTTTTCCTCAATGTTTTTCAGGCGTGCATTGTGGCGGGTGTTTTCCTCGATGGTTTTCATCACGGCGAGGCTGTCGGCCATATCCTGGTTACCTGAGATTATAGCCGACACGATGGCTTTCATATCGACGCGGATACCCATCATTTGCCCGGAAATGAGGCCGGCAGTTTCTTCTGTGATGCTTTTCACCGCGCCGCTCATGGCGCTTTGCTTTCCGGCGTCGTCGCCCAGGCTGATACCCACGCTTTCGAGGGCCTGACGTGCCGCGCCGAAAGCGGGGCCCACCGATGCCGACAGGTCGGCAATGGTGTCGCGGAAGCGGGCGGCTTCGTCGGTGGTGAGGTCGCCGCCGGTGTCGCTGATGAGCTGGTTGATGGCATTCTGAATGGGTTCGGTGAGCAACTGGGCGGTGAGCTGTTTCACCATCACGTTGCGGATGATGTCGTTCACGCGTTCGCCCCAGGCTTCGGCTGCATCTTCGCCGGCTAAAAACGCCGAGGCGATGCCTTCGGCAAGGTCTTGCACAGTGGTGCCGGTAAGGTCTTGCGTGATGCTGTCGATTTCGTTTTTCAGTTCGTTGTAGCTGTTCAGCAGCGCCTCTATGGATTGCCGCTGGGCGTCGCTGATGTTGCCTTTGAGCAGGCGCTGGGTGAGATTGTCGATTTGCTCGTCGAGGGTACCCACCTGGCGGATAAGGTCGCCGTAAATGATGGCCGACGAACCGGGACGGCGGCGGCCATAACCGGCGCTGCCCAGCTCCTTGTTCAGCGTGGCGGCATCAGAGGCCAGTTCGTTTAATTGGCTTTTCACCACGCTCAGGGCGGTGGTGACATCGGGGTTGTTGAGGTTTGAAAACACATTGCGCGCCACCTCCACGCTGTTGATGACTTTTGTTACATTTTCCTCAATTTCCTCAAACCGCACATTGATTGCTTCGGGAACTTCGAGGAATAATTTCATAGAAGCTTCGAGCAGTTTGGCGGCTCCCTGGAAGTAGTTTCCCGAGGCGATATCGGCCAGTGCGCTCATGGCTTCCAGCCCTCCGTCGATAACCTTGGCCTGCTCTTCGGTGAGGCCTAACTGTTCGCGGTATTGCTGCGTAAGCTGGCCGGCCATGTCGAGCAGTTGCGAGGTACTGTCGAGCAGTTTCTGAAATTTTTCATCGTCGATTTCGCCCTGCCATATGGCGACGTTCTTTTTGTTCTGCTCAATTTTTTTATTGATTTTGTCTATTTCGAGGCCGGTGGATTTGACCTCTGTTTTTGCTTCTTTGAACGTTTCGGCAAGGGTGTTGTCTTTCGGGGTTATTTTTGCGGGCACCACGTCGTTTCCGTAGTAGGCGTTGCGGGTGGCGCGCAGCGCTTCATCGGCAATCTGCATGCGAATGGAAAGCTCTTCCTGGAGCATGACGATGCGCTGGGCAATGGATTTCTGCTGGTCGCCTTCGGCATCCAGTACATCCTTTTGAAGGATTTCAATCTGCTTTTGAATTTCTTCGGTAGTCTTCCTTACCGCAGCAGCACCTGAACCACCGTCGGGTGTGGCCGAACCGGAAACGGTAGCTGTAAGCACCTGCCGGTATAACTCTTCCAGTTTTTTGCGGACATCCTCATTAATTTTGATGTCATCCTGAATGATTTCAAGCTCCTTCTCCTTTGTTCTGCCCGGCGTTGCCCATGCTCCCATCCCGATACCTGCATTGAAAGCTTCAACTCCGCGTTGCAGGGACGAAGGCTGTTGTTTTTTCAAACGGTTTTCTTCCTGGCGCAGCTTGTCGGTCTCGTTGCGCATTTCAATCATGCGCCCGGTGATTAATTTCAGCTTACTTTCGCGGTCGCCTAACCCGTCGAGTTCTGTCGAAATTTCGTTTATTTTTTCGGCAACGCCAGGGGCCACAATGTCGGTGTCGCGGTCAGTGAGCAATTCGTTAAGCTTATCGGCCAAATTGAGTGAACCCTGATTAATAAGGTCACCTATTTTTTTAAGCTCGCGCTGCCATTTGTTGTGAACAACGCTCCATTTATTGTCGGCTTCCTGCATCATACGGTTGTATGCGTCGGTCATCGAACCGGTAGCCGTTTGCATGGCAGAAAGGTCGTTCGACGCTTCTTTTGCTTTTGCACCGGTGAGCGCCAGCACTGCGTTTACCCCTTCAATTTCAGGAATCAGTTTTTTTAATTCATTCTGGCTTCCGCCGGCTTTTTTCGAAATGGCTTCAAGGCCTTCCTGGTAGGTCATTGAATTCGACCAGCCGTCGCCCAGCACTTTGTTCATGCCGACCAAAGATCCGCGAATCTGCGTCATTGCCTGGGCGGTGGGTGTACCCTGTTTTGTTATGCTTGCAATGGCGGCGGCAATTTCTTCGAGCGGAATACCCATAGCCGCTGCCATGGGCGCTACCTGGGCAATGGTTTGCGCCAACTCCGGAAATGTGGTTTTCCCTTTTTCAACAGTTTTGAAAAGGACGTCAGCCACTTTCGTTGCCTGGCTGGCATCTTTTCCCCAGGCGTTCAGCACGGTTGTCAGCCCGTCGGCAGCAATTTTGGTGTCGGTAACGCCTGCTGTTGCCGCCTTGCTCGACACTTTTAGCAGTTCGAGGCCTGCGGCGCCGTCGTGTCCGGCTGAAACAATCTGGTAGTAGGCCTGCGCGAGCCGTATGGCATCATCGGGGCCATTGGCGGCAACATTGGTAATTTCTTTGCTGATGCCTTCGAAATTGGCCTTCACGGCAGTGGAAATGGTTTCCACTTCGCGCATGGCTTTCGAAAAGTCTTTTGAAAAATTATAAGCTTCGGTGGTTAAATTTTTCAACGCCAGGGCAGCCGCCGTAAAGGAGGCAATGGGCAGCATGGTTTTCACGGTTTGCCCGATGGCCGAAAATTGTTTGTCCAACGAAAAAGATTCCTTTTTCAGTCGCGTCATCTGTTGCGTCATCTCGGCGCTTTCGCCCTTTACGGTGCGTCCTACCTTTTGAAGCTGGCGGTCGATATCGCCTTTGACAATGAATTCTATATCTACCGGGCCTATTGCCATTGTTATTACATTAAAAAGGTTGCCAAATCGGTTTCCGATTCGATGGGTTTGCCTCGTTTCACCTCTTCGCCGGTTACGTAGCGGGGTGCGTCGGCAATCATCATTTCAAGGTTCATCCAGCTAATGCCCCACAGGATGTAGTCGAGTGTCCAGCCGGTTGCTGCGGCAATGCTCCAAATGGTTCCCCACGGGCTATGGAGGCCGGTCATGCGGCCTGTTAACTCCCGCTTTCGTCGTGGCTCAAATTGCGCGGCGCTGTGGCTTTCATCCGCATGGCGCCTATCAATCTGATAGTAGTTGTGAAATCCTCGTACCCGGCGAATGCAACGGCCAGGAGGGCAATTTCGGCCATTTTTCGCGGGGTGAGCTTCCACATGAGCCAGCGGGCCACGGGGCGGGCAAACAACCTGATTTTCCATTTCCCGTTCAGGAACAGCACCGCCATGATGCGCGACAGCGGCATGATGTTCCGGCGCAGCAGTTCGTGCACTTCGCCCAGTTCGCCGCTTTCGAGCTTCGACACGTCGAACCCGGCTTTCAGGCTGATGCGCGACACGTACAGCAGTGTGCCGTATTTCGGCTGGCGCAACACCAGGCCAATTTCGCGGCAGAACAACCGCAGAAAAAAAGGGGCGGGCAACTTCACCCTTACCCCTTTTTCAAGAATTGTATCGGCAGCATTCTGCTCTGTTGGTTTCATTTTACGTTGTTTGAATCCACGAAATGGGCGGCGTGTCAGCTTTGCTCGGGGTCAGAATTCTGGCCTCGATGTCAATCAGCAAAACGCCTTTTTTGCGGAACTGGAAATTTTCTTTCGCGTAAATTTTCGCGCGGGGGATCTGAATTTTCAGCCCTGTTTTGGTTAAGATTTCAATCGATTTCTCGATGGGGTCTTTCGCCAGCGGGCTTTCGTAGGTGCTGCCCGACACTTCGCCGCCGAGGATGCGCACCGCCGTTGCCGGGGTGACGTCCATAATCGACCAGCGCAGTTTGGCGGCGCCTTTCACTTCCACCACTTCCTCGGGTTCGTCGTTTTCCTCCGAAAAGATTTCGGTCACTTCGGGGTCGTCGCGCACCAGCTCGGCAGTGTCCTGATAGGTGACGCCGAGAATGGAAAGCGATGTTCCCATTCCGCCGTCGCCGGCAATGTCGCCCAGTTTGATGTGGGTGAGGCCTATGCTTCGAATTTCGCTCATGTTACTGTTTTTTTAAGGTTGAAAAAAGGGCCCGTTCGTGTTCCAAAGCGGTGTGCCAATTCCGGTCGTCATAACTCCGCGAAGCGGTTCAGTACCAGGAATTCCTGTTTGTCAAGTTCAGGCCCGTTGAATTTCTATTCCGAAGTATCCTGAACGATGGCCAGTAAGCCTTCCACGCCATTGCGCATAGGCCGTCCGCCGGCACGTACCAGGAATGAGTAGATGTCGCCGTAGTAGGTTGGGTCGTTCTCGTTGTCGAACATGTTCACTTCGCCCAGGGCGCGGCAAACACTGTCGATATGCCATGCCAGCACAGCGCCGTGGTCGGTGGTGGCGCCTGCCGAAGTCCATGCTTTCGGGGCCAAAGCTGAGGTATAGCGTGCAGCTTTCGAGCGCATCATAATGTTGAACGACCACAGTTTACCCATAATTCCCTGGGCAATATTGGCTGTGGAATGGAAAGCCAGGCTGTCCTTGTCGGTAAGGCTGGCCAGCAACTGGCCGTACATTACGGCGTCAATCAGCATGTAGCGGCCTTCCTGCGGGATGTTTTGTTCGTTAAAATAGTTCATGGCAGCCAGCACGTCGGCAGTTACCAGCGCTTTGCGGTTGCTGGTTGCAGAAGGCACGTGTGCAGCCACAGCGCTTCCGGTGGTGCGTTTGGTATAGGCGGCAGCGGGCGACCAGTTGTAAATAAAGTCGTTGGCCACTTCTTCAGCCAGTTTTCGTTTATCGCCCCCCAGCACACTTTCGCGTTTGTTGTAACTCAACTCCACGGTGTCGGCATGTGGAATGCGAATCGGGTCGGTGGTAAATTCATCCAGGTTAAAAGTTAAATCAACGTCGGTGCGGTGTTTCACCGTGGCCGGGAATTGCAGCCTGTTTTTGGTTACCGAACTGGGCGCACCCGCATTAGGGATATGCACGGTTTTACCGGCATTCACAAACTCGTCGGCATTGAAGGCTTTGCTTAAAAATGAATTATCGGCAAACAAACCTTCCACAATACTGTTCATCCAGATTTCCTTTTGCACAGCCATGGGCAGGGCGCCGGAAACATTGGGGAGAACGAACGAGAGGGCCGAGCCCACGCCAATTACGGCCAGGGGGTTCAACCCGGAGGCGACGGCCACAGCCCCGCCCACCACGACGTTGAATAACAACGCCATCAAAAAGAAGAGTACTTTTTTCATTGTATCCGTAGTTTTCAGTTAATACTTAAGTTAAAAGCTCAAGGGCAGCTACGCGGGCTTCGAGAGCCGAAGTGCTGAACACAGGCACGAAAGCAGTGCCGTCGTAAGCCCAGGTTACAAACTCAACTCCGTTTGCCGGAACAGTGATGTTGGCGGCGTCGGTATCGTAACCGGTTCCGAGAGTCACGGTGCGGTCGGTGCCATCGGCAGTGAACTTGCCGTAAATTTTGGCGCCCTTGGTCACCTGGGCGTCAACGGTGAGGTTCACGGTGACATTACCGGTAAGTTCGGCAGGCTGCAGGAATGTTTCCATCTGGTTGATGGCAACGGCCAGCGTGGCGGCGTAGTCAGGTTCCTGAACTTCGCCAATAGGGAACAATACTTCTTCGGCGGCAGCGGCGTTGGCCGGTGCCACGAAATTGAACTCCTTGTGAGTTCCGTTGGTTTCTTTTTTAATCCAGGTCATGGTTTATGCTTTTTTTGGTTTCACGCCAAAACGCTCGCTGAACTTCTGTTCGTAGAGGTCGTAATACTTGTCTTTCAACAAGGTGAGTTTCCCGGCTTTGTCGAGTTCGTTCCACGACAATTTTTGGAGGTCGGCCAGTTCGGTGGCATTCTGCCCGTCGGCAGCTTCAATCTGCGCGGCAACGCTCTGGCGTTTAGGCAGGGCTTCAATCATTGCTTTGGCGCTTTTGTAATCGGCGTCGAACAATTTCAGGGTGCTTTCTTTTGCTTTCGCGTCGAGGCGCCCTTCCTTAATGGCAGCATCCACCAACTGAATGGCTTCGGCTTTTTGTTTGTCTTTCTCGGCCTGGTTAATGGCGTCGATGCGCTCCGTGAGGGTCACATTCTCGCTTTTCAGGCGGTCGCGGTCGCTCAGCACGAGCCGCATGGCGGTAGCCACCTCGCTTTCGGAAGCAGTATCCGCCAAATTCAGAATCTTTGCGAGTTCCTTCATTTTTTCATTATTAATTAAAATTGGTTGCTTGTCGAAAAGCCGAACGAGGTTTTTCCCGTCGTTCAGGTCGATGGGCTTTTGGGTTTGCCGGTCGTAGAACACCAGGGCATTGTGGTTTGCTCCAATGGTGACAATGGAAGCTTCGCGCATAGTCCATTTGGTAACGGTTGGGCCGCGTTGCCCTTCCGCTTTCAGTTCGGGGGTATCGAGCACTTCGTCGGGCGGCCAGGCGCCCACGCTGGCCATGCGCAGGAAATCGCGCTCCACTTTCCCGGCCACGAAATTGCCGCCTTCGGGGCGCATGTCCTGAAGGTCGAAAACCGGGTCGGCTAAAATCTGCGTGCCTTCCACGCGGATGTTTTCCCAGCGCCCGATGGGCAGGCTCCAGTCGTTATGGTTCAGCAACATCACCGGGTTTTTGCGGAACTCGTCGAGGTTGCACCCCGATGTGAGCATCCGGAACCCGTAAGTGTTGACCGTTTCATCGTGAAGGACAAATGATTTTGCCATGTTTTTGGTTCAAATTTCAACCAAAACAAAGGCAAATTATTCAATTACACAAAATTCTGTTCTTTCCATAAACATTTTAGTTTCAAGCATATACAGAAATTATATAAAGTGGATTTTAAGGGTTAGTTTAGCCGAAAAATCGAACATGGCCACACTAACAAACAAGCAAAAAAAAGAGTGGGCACAATTGCTTTTCACGCGCGAAAACATCACCCAAAAGGAAGTGGCCGCCCGCGTGGGCGTATCGGTACAAACCATGACCAAGTGGGTTGCCGAGGGAAAATGGGAGGAACTACGCATATCCATCACTATCACAAAGGAGGAGCAGTTGAAAAGCCTCTACCGGCAGTTGGGCGAAATCAACAACCTGATAGCCGAGCGCGAGGAAGGGCGGCGCTATGCCACCAGCGCCGAGGCCGACATCATCAGTAAGCTGGCTTCGGCCATCGAAAAAATGGAAAGCGACATCGGCCTTGCCGATATCATCTCAACGTTCCGCGGTTTCCTGGTATGGATGCGCGGTTTCGACCTGGTGGAAGCGCAACGCCTTTCGCCGGTTTTTGATGCTTACATTAAAACACGCGTTAAATAATGGTAAGGCTGAAAGTAAATGAACGCGAGGCGCTGCGGCAGTGGGATGAGTTCCGCCGCGAAATTGCCGAAGCCACCACGGTCGACAACTTCGAAAGCCATGGCGACAAGCTGGCGCGTATTGCCCGCCTGGAAGCCAACCCCGAAGCCTGGTTCAAATATTACTTTCCGCACTATTATAAAAGCGAACCCGCACCGTTTCATAAACGCGCCACACGGCGGCTGTTTGCCAACCCGCGCTGGTACGAAGTGCGGGCATGGAGCCGCGAGCTTGCCAAGTCGGTGCGCTCCATGTTCGAAATACTGAACCTTGCCATGACCGGCGAAATTCGTAACATCCTGCTTATTTCGAACAGCCAGGACAATGCCGAACGCCTGCTGCTGCCTTTTCAGATTGAACTGGAAAGCAACCTGCGCATCCGTAACGACTACGGCACACAGGAGAAACCTGGGAGCTGGGAAACCGGCGAGTTTACCACCCTCAAAGGGGTTTCGTTCCGTGCATTGGGTGCAGGGCAAAGTCCGCGTGGTACGCGCAACGAAGCCATTCGCCCCGACTTTATTTTAATCGACGACATTGATACCGACGAGGAAACCCGAAACCCCGAGCGTATAAAAACAAAGTGGGCATGGATAGAACAGGCGCTGATACCAACGGTATCGGTGTCGGGAAATTACCGCATCCTTTTTAACGGCAACATTATTGCCCGCGACTGCTGCATTACCCGCGCCATTGAAAAGGCAAACCATGCCGACATTATCAACATCCGCGACAAAAATGGGAAGTCGGTGTGGGAAAAAAACTCGGAGGAAGACATCGACCAGATACTTGCGATGGTGAGCACCGCCAGCGCGCAGAAGGAGTTTTTTAATAATCCGTTGAGCGAGGGCGACACGTTTAAGGAAATGACCTGGGGAAAGGTTCCCGACATGAAATACCTGCGCTTCCTGGTAGCCTATGGCGACCCCGCGCCCAGCAACACGAAAAACGGAAAAGGGAGCTACAAATCGCTTTTCCTGGTTGGCTCGCACGGCGGAAAATTCTACGTGTTTACCGGTTACTTAGACCACGTGGTGAACGACGAATTTGTAAACTGGTATTACTACCTGAAAACATACGTGAACGAACGCACACAGGTGTACAATTATATTGAAAACAACACCCTGCAAGACCCGTTCTACGAGCAGGTGTTTATCCCGCTGTTTGCGCAAAAAGCAAAGGAAAACGGTTTTATCGGCATTTTGCCCGATAACCGCAAAAAGCCCGATAAGTTCAGCCGCATTGAAGGAAACCTCGAACCGCTAAACCGGCAGGGATTATTAATACTGAACGAAGCTGAAAAAGACAACCCGCACATGAAAAGGCTGTTCGAGCAGTTCCTTTTGGTGAACGCGCAGATGAAAGCCCCTGCCGACGGCCCCGACTGCGTGGAAGGCGCCGTATGGATTATCAACGAGAAAATGGCAGCCCTGACGGCTGGAAATTATACCATTGGAAAAACTGGCTTAAACAAAAAACGTTTTTAATTATGATTTTAATACGAATCAAACTGTATTTAAAAGCCCTTTTTATTCGTTTTAAAGGGCGGCCTGCGGCGCTTAAAAAAGCCATACGCCGGGCAGATAAACTGTGCCGTAAAAACCGCAAGCGCTACCGTGTACTTTTCCTGGAACAAAAATACCAGGCCATAAGCCGCCCCGAGGTGCAGCAGAAAAAACACCGCGGCGAGTGGGGCCGTAACGTTAACGTTACCAAATTAGACCCGCTCTGCTTTTACGACACCCTCACCGGACTTTCGCCGGAAGGACAGCGAATTATTAATCATTAATCAATAATCATTAATCAATTAAAATGGCTTTTCTAACCATCACAGAACTCAAAACCCACCTCTACAACGAAAACGTAGATGTGATAAGCCGCAGCGACGATACCATTGTTCAGGCAGCCATCGACGCGGCCATTGCCGAAGCCAAAGGCTACCTTGCCGCGTTTGATGTTACCACGGTGTTTGCCGCCACCGGCAGCAGCCGCAACGCCCTGCTGCTCGTGTTTGTGAAAGACATTGCCACGTGGCACTTTATTGTGCTGTGTAATGCAGGCGTTGAAATGGAACTGCGGCAAGACCGCTACGAGCGGGCAGTGGCATGGCTGAAAGCCGTGCAGAAAGGCGACATTGCGCCCGACCTGCCCGCCGCCATCGAAGCCGACGGCGAAACACGCGGCGTAATCATTTTTGGAAGCAACACCAAACGGGAACAACATTTTTAACGGGGTGGCGCGGTTTTTAACCGCGTTAAATGGCGGTTGAAAACCGCCACACCCGAAGCTCAAAGCTAAATAATATGGCAACAAAAAAACCAGTAACAAAAAAAAGCGAGGCCACGGTAATCAACCAGCTGATTGTGAAAGCGCCGACGCGCAAAACACACGACATAGGCGAGTGGCGTAATGCCCTGAAAAGCGCCGACATGGGCCGCACCAAAACGCTGTACGAACTGTTCGACGACCTGCTCATAGACGGGGTGCTGAGCGACGCCGTTGAAAAACGTATCCTTGCCGTGCTCAACTCGGAGCTTACCTTCCAGGATGCTTCGGGAAAAGACAACGAGGAAATGACAGCCGTTATCGACACGCCCGCGTTCGAGGAGATGCTGCGCACCATTATGAACGTGCTGCTGTGGGGCCGTGCAGGCGGTGAGTTAGATTTTGCCAACGGCTTCGGCTTTGTGCCGTTCGACCCGCGCCACATCTCGCTCGAAACAAAAAATATACTGCTCAACCCAACCGATACAACCGGCATTCCCTACGAGGGCGACGACCACCTGCTGGTTCTGGGCAAGCCCCGTAACTTTGGCCTGCTGCTGAAAACAGCGCCGTTTGCCATCTGGAAACGCGGTGGCTTTGGCGATTATGCCCAGTGGCTCGAAATCTTTGGCATGCCGCAGCGCGTGGGCAAATACAGCAGCTACGACCCCGAAAGCCGCAAGCTGCTCGAACAGGCATTAGAACAGGCCGGTTCTGCCCCTTATGTGGTAATACCAAAGGAAAGCGAGGTGGAAACCACCAACAACACCGGCAGCGGCAGTTCAGGCGTTTCGTACAACGATTTCCGCAAGGCGTGCAACGAAGAGATATTGATTACGCTGCTGGGGCAAACCCTCACCACCACGCAGAACGACACCGGTGCCCGCTCGCTGGGCGAGGTGCATAAAGAGGTGGAGGAAAGCAAAAACAAGGCCGACATACGCATGGTGCAACGGGTGCTGAACACGCAGGTGCTGCCCCTGTTGGAAAGCCGCGGCTTCCCGGTGTCGGGCGGAAAATTTGTTTTTCCGGATGCCGCGGTTGACCTTACCGTTACCGACATCGTTCAGCTGAGCGACATCCTTGAAATTCCGCAGAGCTACCTGCACGATAAGTATTCCATTCCGGTTCCTGAAAACGGCGAACCCATTGCCCGCAGGGCAGCAAGCCCGGCGCCGGTATTACCCGGTGAGGACGACGACGAAGGCGACGACATTAAAAATGCCGACCGGACGGTCTTCAGGAGGCTATTCAATTTTTTCGCATTGGCCCCGGCCTCTTTGAGCGCCGGGGCTGGCAGTCACCCCATAAAACTGAATGACGAAACGCTGAACGACCGGATTATCAGCCATGCCATTGAACAGGGCGGATTTTTCCCGGAGCTGTTTGAATTCATCAGCGACGACCTGCTTACGGCGCTCACCCGGAAAGCTGCCCAGCTGGCCGACCTTGGTTTTGAATACGGCTACCAAAGCGATGCTTTCCGCACGGCGCAGGAACTGAACATCTTCCAGTTCAGCGCGGCAAAGTCGCTGGCCGAAGTGCAGCGCCTGAACGAGCTGTACCGCGAAAGCAAATCGTTTGAAGATTTCTACGCCAAAGCTTCGGCAGAAGTTGACGTGTTCAACAAAACATGGCAGCGCACCGAGTGGCAAACGGCTAACCTGCTGAACGAAAGCGCCGAAAACTACAACCGCCTGAACAGCAAAACGCGGCTTTTCCCTTTCTGGGAATACCGCACCGTGGGCGACGACAAAGTGCGCAAGGAGCACCGCGACATTAACGGAATTATACTTCCAACCGACGACCCGCGCTGGCAAAAGATATGGCCGCCCAACGGCTGGAAATGCCGCTGTTATGTGGTAGCCCGTATGCGCCACGAAGTAACCGACACACAGGTGGCCGAAAGCCGCGCCCGGGTGGATGCCTTTTTTCAGACCGACGAATGGAAACGCGCACAGGCTTCGGGCTTTGGCGTGAACCGCGCCTCGATGCCAGAGGTGTTTGCCGAAAATCAGCAGTACATCCGCAAGTTTCCGAATCAGGCGAGCAAGCTGCTGAAAGATGTGAACTACCACAGCTACGGCCTGAAAAATTACGAAACGAACCGCAAGGCTGCTACTACGGCGTTGCCGGTGTACGAAAGTAAACCTGCCGACTTTGTGGCTGCCCTGAAACAGGAAAACGGCGTTTCGCTGGCGACAGACTACAAAGGGCGCACGGTTGAATTCGACCTCACCGCCAAAGGCGACAGCCAACTGCTGAAAGCGGCATACGAAACCCTGAAACTACCCGACGAGGTGTGGATAAATGAAGGCAACACCAAAGTGTTCGACCAGATTATTACGCTGAAATACTACACCGACAAGGTAATGACCGTTACTTCCAGCATAAAAGGCGGGAAGGTGTATAAGGTGAGCCGCTTTGAAGTGGCAAAGGAAACGGGCGAAAAATACCGCTACCGCCACGGGCTTTTAATTAAAAAACCGCAGCCATGACATTCGACGAACTGGGCGACTACTTCCTGCAACTGCCCGACGAGATTATGACCGACGTGCCCGATATTATTGCCGAAACGGCAACGGAATATTTTAAGGAAACCTTCACAAAAAAAGGGTTCGACGGTAATGCGTGGCCGCAGGCAAAAACAACAAAACAAACCGGCTCGCTGATGGTGCAGAGCGGCAACCTGGTAAACAGCATACAGCCCAGCTACATTGGCCGCGACAAAGTGGTGATTTCAGCCGGAAACGAGAAAGTGCCTTATGCACAAATTCATAACGAGGGCGGTGAAACCCACCCTACCGTAACGCCAAAAATGAGGAAAATGGCGTGGGCAAAATACAAGGCTACCGGCAACGAAACATGGAAGGGTTTGGCAATGACGAAAAAACAAAAACTCGACGTGAAAATTCCGCAGCGCCAGTTTATGGGCAACAGCAAGGAACTCGCCGCCCGCCTGGTGGAACGAATTGAAGGATTAATTAAAAGTATAATAAACGCTTGAAGCTTGCAGCCAAACACTTGCAGCTTGCAGCTTGAAGCTAACAGCTATTATTATGAACAAAGAAATTATTGCAGCCATATGCGACCGCCTCGAAGCTGAGGTGGAAGCGCTCCGCTGGATTGACATCGACAGCGGACAACTGGAAGTTACCCAACGCCCGGCAGTGGCTTTTCCGGCCTGCCTGGTTGATATGGCCTATCCGCAGTGCGACGACCTTGGCGGCGGCGCCCAGACGGTTACGGCAAACATTACCCTGCGGCTTGTGTTCGATTCGCCGGGAGCCACCAGCGCAGCCTCGCCGGTGCGCGAACAAAGCCTGGCTTTTCTGGATACCATAGAGGCTGTGCACGAAGCCCTGCAAGGGTGGAGCACCACGGCGCTGAGCTCCTTCAGCCGCCTAAACGCCCAGCCCGAAAAAAACAAAAGCGGCCTGAAGGTGTATCGCATCACCTACCAGACCGCTTTCACAGAGAGCGTATAAGAGTTGGCAGTTTACAGTCTCAGTTGGCAAAAAAAAAGCCCTGACGCTACGGTCAGGACTTTTTTTTAGTTGAGGTACAACTTTCGTTTGTTGATTTTCACCACCGACTTCGGCGGCTGCAACTGCCGCTGAATTTCGTCGATACGGCTTTCGAGCCGCTGCCGCTCCTGTATTACCCTCACGAGGCGGCCTAACAGGGTTTCGATAACCGAGTTCATAAGATGTCCCCTTTCTGCAAGCCAATAGGTTCGCCAAAACCAAGCGGCAAAACAGGCTGCATGTGCCGTATGGTTTCGCGGTGGTTAACCGTGCTGCGGTGCATGGCCAGCAGGTTGGCCATTTCTTCGGTGCAGTACCACAGTTTGTCGAGCTTAACAAAGTGGTTGGGGTAGCGGCTGCGGCGGCTGTAAAGCGTGCCCCCGCCGGTGTAGCCCAGTTTTTCGGCAATTTTTTTAAAAGGGTACAGTTTGCGACCGTTTAACTCGGTGCTTTTTACCCCTTTAGGTAGAATGCGCCCGGTTTTGTAAGCCTCGCGCATTTCTTTTTCAACTGCAATAAAGTAACGGCGCACCTGGCGGCCTACATCGTTGCGCTCAATCATGGCTAATTCTTTGGCCATGTCCATGGTGAGGTGGTAATCAACTTTGTTTTGACCACCTAATTTGCTTCCCAAAAATGGGAAGCGGTTAGTTTTTCCCAAAATTGGGAAATAGTCTTTTTCTTCTTCAAACCCGAATTCTTCAATGCGCCGGGTTATCCAGGTAGCAAATTTTGTGGATACTTGTAACTGTGTGTGCAAAAGTCTTGCATCGATTAAAAGGTTATCACCGTTACTTGTGATGACCAGTTCGTTTTTATTTTCCATTTGTAAGACATTAAATGGTTAAAAAGAACACTGCCCACTTTAGGTGTGTCTTACAATCTTTCGCAGGGCGAAAAACCAGCCTAACTTTCGTTTTGGCCACCATAGCAGGCAGTGCCTTTATTTTTGTTTTAAAAAACTCTCAGTGGATTTGCCCCTGAGTTGAAAGAATGTAAGACAAGGGCAAATATATAAATTTTTAATTAAAAACACATTTCCATGTTTTTATTTCCCATTCCTGAAAACCTTTTTTTGTAATGTCGCCACCCATTACCTTTTCAAGGTATAGAGTTTCACCTGGTTTTACATCAATATATTTAGCGGCATACTTATTTGTGTAGGCAAAATAGTTGTTGTTTGAAAAGGCATTGTATTCCTTAAAAATAACTATCAAATATCTGCCTGGTGCTACGTTTTTGAATTCACCGTAATTATAGGGTGAATTCAATTCATCGGAAAAATATTTGTAATGTTCTTTTTCACCTGTATTTAACTCTGCCCATCCTTCTTTTATACTGTAATTAACAGGGTCGCCCATTACATCAGATGGTTGGTAATCGTATGTATTTAGTATGAATTCCTTTTCATTGCTGGCGTCGTATAAATAGGCAACCGATAAAACTTCGTCGGGTACATCACCAGGACAAAGGGCTGTGCTTAAACTCCAATATATTGTAGCAGTGGTTTCGTTATCTTTATTGCACCCAGCCAGCAAAAATAATGCTGTCACTAATATTAGAATAGATTTTTTCATGTTGAAATGGTTTTTAAAGGTTATTAAAATGTGTAAAATGAGTATTTAGGGTGCCGGGTATAACCCCGGCCAAATCAGGCTCCAATGTTGAGCAGAAAGTTATTGAGATTTTTGTACAGTTGAAGTTTGTCGGCGCGCTCGGCGGCGCTCGCAAAGTCATTACGCTCATTGGTTATCCAGCATTCCCACATTTTAGTGAGGGCCTCGCTGTAGGCTTTTGGTTCGGAGTAGGCAAGCAGGTTTTCAACCGCTTCACCCGGTTCAGATTTAATCATAACATAAAAAAAAGAATAGGGTTGTAAAAAATTAATAAATTTTGCCTGCGGAGCAAAGCCGCCGTAGGTGTTGACTACAATTTCACCCTGCAACGCAACGCGAACCAGTCCCGCGCTTTCGCACGGGGCCACCATAGCGGCCTTGCTGAATTTTCGCAACAAGGCGGTCCGGAGCGTTGCATTATTAAAATTGTAGTCGGAAACAAATTTATTCATTATTCCACCTTCTGATACCCGCTGCAGGTATTTTTTATTGATTAGTTGAGATTTGATAATTTACAAATGGTCGTTTACCACCGGAAATTTACGGCCATTGAACTGGAACACCAGGTATTTCCCGGCCTCAATGCGGTCGAGTATGGCCCGCTTGCTAACCTGCTCCATGGCCGCCAGTTCAGCCGGGCTAACCGGGGCAAGCAGATCTGCACAGTCGTGAAGTATTTGGAGCAAATCGGCGCTGTGCAGGCGGCTAAGCTTTTTGTAATATATGCTCATAATTAAAGGATTAGAGTGGTTCACGGTTGTGAATTGCGTTTATAAGGTAGTTA